GCCGCCCATCAGCCGCGTCTCGCGCAAACCCAAAGTGGCCCAATTTTGCGCCGCCCCGTGGCCCAATTTTACTCCGCCGTTGACACGACAGGCTCGTTGACGAACGGAACCCAGGCGGCGACCTCGGCGGTCACGGCCGAGACAGCTGCCACGCTGAAGAATGCCGAGGCCAAGCGCGCTGCGGCCGCCGCTGCAAAGGAGGCCGCAGCCGCCGAGGCCATTGCCCGCACGGCCTACGAGCAATCGCAAACTGGGGTCGGCGCGCGCGCGCCTCAAGTTCCTGGGATAATGCCCGCACCGCAGCTACCGGCAGCGACGGGTCATGTTGGTGCCGCGAACGCCTACACCGCCCAACTGACATCGCAATGGAGCGATATTGCGATGATGGCGGCAGCTGGGCAGAACCCGATGATGCTGATGATGCAGCAGGGGTCGCAGGTAACCGAGGTCTTTCAACGCATGCGCATGGCTGGCATCGGCGTTGGTGCGGCTTTACGCACATCATTCCTCGGCATGCTCAATCCCATGTCTTTGGCGACCATGGCCGTTATCGGTTTCGGAACTGCAGCGGTGCAATGGCTGATGAACTCGCGCGAAGAGGCCAAGTCGCTCGAGGATGCTCTTGGTGATCTCGAAAAATCGAGCCGTGCTGCAGCTTCGGCTCTAAAGGATGCACGCTCTGGAACCGCGGATCTGGCGAGTGACTTTGGAAGCGGCGCGAAGACGGCACGCGAGATGAATGTTGCGATCCTTGCCTTGACCAGGGCTCAAAGCGTGAACGATCTGAAGGTTGCGATTGACTCGATCGGCGATGCGATCGGCGACGTCTCTTCCATGGGTGTGGTCCGGCTCGGGAAGCTGGAAGACCAGTTCAACCTTACCAATAAAGGGGCGGTGCGGGTCAAAGACGCAATGGACATGTTCCGGCACGCCACAACGCAAGACGCACAGGAGCTTGCAGCGAAGCGACTCGCGGAGGCGCTTGCCGAGGCAGAATATAATACCGAGGGTGCCTCGAAGGAGGCAACGAGCTTCGGCGAAAATGTTGCCCGCATCGTGCTCGAAGCCGTGCGCCTTCGCGGAACGACCGAGCAGCAACTGGCCCTTGAAAAGGCCCTTGAAAAGGCTGGTATCGACGTGCCGTTTGAAACAGCGGCTGAGAAGGCGAAGACGCTCAAGGATCTGACGAGCGACGTAATGGCTGCGCTAAAATCGACGCGCGCGCCATTCGATCTGAGAGATGATCTCGAAAAGGCTCGCAAGATCGGAGAGGCAACGGTCAAGTTCGGAGCCGATAGTCTCGAAGTGAAGCGTCTGCAAATCGAGGCAGACCGTCAGCAATTCCAACTGCAGCTGCGCTTCATCGACACAACGGAGGAGCACAAGAAGCAGCTCCTCGAGCTTTGGGATGTGACCAAGGGGCTGAAAAGCGCGGATCCGTTCGGCTCGCTCGCCGCCGGTCGCGAGTATCTGCGCACCCAGCAAGACAGCATTGCCAAATCGCAACTCGAGCTCGGGCTGATCGGACAGTCGGAAGCCGCGCGCCGGCGCATTCTGGCGCTTTACGAGGCCGAGCTGCAGATCCGTGACATGCACCTCGATCGCAACGGCGAGGAGGCTGTGAAGATCCGTCAGGCGGCCGTTGCCGCAGCCGAAGCCGAGGCCAACACCAAGCGTGTGCGAGATGCGTGGGATGAGGTCCAAAGTGCCGGAGAAAGCGCGATCGATGGCATCTTCGCAGCGCTCAAGACGGGTGACGTTGCAGGCGCCTTCGACAGTCTGGCCTCGGAAATCGGCTCGATGTTTGAGCAGTTGGCAATCACCAACCCTCTCAAGAACGCTATCTTCGGATCGGACTATGCGACGATGGGCGATATCGGTGGCCTGTCTGGCATCTGGGATCGGCTGACGGGGAAAGCTGGCCCGCTCGAGATCGCGGGGATCAGCTCGAAATCCGTCGGTGCAATGACGGTGACCGCTGCCCAGGTCATCATCAATGGCAGCTTGAGCGGCCTTGGCACATCGGCAAACCTCAACGGCGCTCCGATGTCACTGCAGGGCTCGACCGATGTGCAGTCGCAGGTGTGGCAGTTCTTTGCTGGAAAGGGATTGCAGCCATACCAGATCGCGGGCGTGATGGGGAACATGGCCAGGGAAAGCCAGTTCGATCCGCTGGCAGTTGGCGATAACGGAACGTCGTTCGGTCTGGCGCAGCATCACGCCGGGCGGGCGGATGGTCTGCTGTCCGCGTTGGGCGGGATGGGTGGCCTTGGCAATGTCCAGGGACAGCTTGACTACATCTGGAAGGAATTGCTGACCAGCGAGGCTGGTGCTCTGAAAGCCTTGCTGGCGTCGACGAATGTGCAGGAAGCAACGGCCGCATTTGCGGGTTTCGAACGTCCGTTTGGATATAGTGCTGCGAACCCGATGGGTGCGGACGGCTGGGCGGAACGGTTGGGCGCGGCCGAGGCGGCCATGGCCAAGTTTGGGGAGACTGCTGGTCTCGCGACAAACCAGCTCGGAACGCTGGGCGGCGGGTTTGATATTTTTGGTCAGGCTCTGTCGCAGATCGGTCAGGGTGGCGCCGCCGGCGGCGGCGGACTGGGGTCGATACTGGGCAGCATGCTGCACGACTGGGGCGTGCCGTTTTTTGAAAACGGCGGCCGCCACAGTGGTGGCCTGCGTATTGTCGGCGAGAATGGCCCGGAGCTGGAATATACCGGCCCGAGCACGATCGTGCCCGCAGACATGACGCGTCGTATCATGGCCGGCGGAACTCCGGCGAATGCCTCAGTTGCCCCGGTAATCCAGCTGCAGCCGACGCTGGTCAACACCACCAGCGTTCCAATGAAAATGGAGGTGCAGGAGGTCGCGGATAGCCGCGGTCAGCGTCAGCAGAAATATGTGCTGTCGGAGGCGGTCGCGAGCGGCCTGTCGGCCCAGGGCGGAGCTACGCGGCGGTCATTGCGCGACATTTATGGCCTGCGGCCCGCGGGGATCCTGCGATGAGCTATCCCGAGTGGCCCGCAGATCTGCCCAAGCCGGAGCGCGACAGCTATCAGCTGCAGCCGCAGGATGCCCGCCGCAAGCGGGGTTTCGAAAACGGCCCGCCTGGATACCGGCGCCGGTTTTCGGCGGTGGCACGGATGGTCAGCCTGTCGTGCATCCTGTCCGATCATCAGCGCACCCTGTTCGACAATTTCTATCACGACGACTGCACGGAGGGATCGGTGCTGTTCTGGATGCCAGACCCGACGCGTGATGGCTGGCCTCTGCTGGATGAGAGCGGCATGCCGCTCACCGACGAGCTGGGCACGCCGCTGCTGATTGCTGCGCGTTGGCTCTGCTCGTGGGGGGATCAGCCGCCGATCGAGACCATCCAGGGCATCGAATTCCGCAAACAGTTTCAAGTCGTGGTGATGCCATGAGCCACCGTATCTCACTGAATGCGCGGGCTGCGCAGCAAGACGCCAACAGCGCCGAAATCGAGGTGGTGCTGTTCGATATCACGCATCCTGATCTGGAGGCGCCGATCCGTCTGAGCACGGACAACACCGAACAACTGTCCGAGGAGCCACTGATCTACGGCACCAGATCCAGTTGGCGCGGGGCTGACCCGGAGACGGAGCCCTATCTGTGGATCATCGCCTCGGCTGTGCTGCCAGACGATGACGCTGAGGCCCCGGCAGCCGCCCAGCTCGTGCTCGAAAATCTGGATGCCAGGATTGTTGAGGTTCTGCGCTCATTCACGGGCCAGGCCACGGTGGCGATGGCCGTGGTGCTGGCGTCGTCGCCCGATGTGATCGAAGGCGAGTGGCACGACATGCGGATGACCACATCAGAGGGCACGGCTGCGGAAATCGTGCTGTCGCTGGGGCGTGAGGAGATCGAGCTTGAGCATTTCCCGTCGGGGCGCATGACCCGTCAAAAATTTCCAGGTCTCTGGAGGTGACAACTATGACGACTTCCCCAGTTCTTCCCTTTGGGAACGCTCCAGCGCCGATCGCTCGAGATCCCGCTCAACGGCATCCGCGAGAGCCCGGAGTGCAATCGGAATTTGGCGTGCCCCAGCATCCTCAACCTCGGAATATGACCGATCGCCCGTCTCAGTCGGAACGCCAACGGAAAACTCAAACGTATTGCCGACCGGAATTTTTTCCGGGTCCTGGGTGCATCCGATGATGAAACTGACCGAGAAGTATGCTGGGCGATCCTCTCCCTCCACGCGTGGGAAGTATGTGATGCTGCCGAATGTCAGCGGGTTCATTTCCATCTGCAAACTCCTTTGGCTCAAATATTCGCGCAGTATCCGCGCGTTGAAAGTGTGCGCTCGATCCACCGAGTCGCACAACCAAAACGCGGGGACTGCGGCATGACCTGGTCAAACCGATATGTCGGCATCCCCTCTGTCGATCATGGCCGCTCGGCCAAGGGAGCCGATTGCTGGGGCCTGGCGCATGTCATCTATCGCGAGGAAATCGGGATCACACTGCCCGAGTATCTGGGCTATGGCTCGGTCGAAGAGCATGGTGAGATTGCGGCCCTGATCGACGGCGCGCAATCATCACCTCTGTGGATCCCGGTCACCGGAGACGCGCTCGCGTTCGACATTGCGGTGTTTAGGCGCGGGCGTCTGAGCAGCCATGTCGGCATCGTGATCCAGCATGGGCTGATGATCCACATCGGGCAGACGCATGCCGTGCTGGCCGATTATCGGCGCGGGCCATGGGCACACCGGTTCACCGGGCATTGGCGGCATGTGCAGATGATCTCGGAGGCGCGGCGATGACGCAACCCCCGATCCATGTCCTGGCGGAGCCTCTGTTCGACCCCGGCGCTGGTCGTGTCGAGTTGGAGATGACCCACGGCCTCACGGTCGCAGATATCGTCACCCACACCATGCCGCGGGCACACGAGGTCGATCTGGACCGTATGCGCGTGGCACTGGTTACTTCAAGCGGTAGCCAGATTGTGCCGCGCGAGCTCTGGCACCGCTGCCGCCCGCATGCAGGTGTGCGCGTGGTGATCCGGGCAGTGCCAGGAAAAGGGGCACTGAAGGCGGTCCTGTCGATCGTCGTGTCGATCGCTGCCGTCGCTCTGGGCGGCGTTTTCGGCGGCTGGATGGCGGGCACCCTGGGCCTGTCAGAAACGACATGGGCACTGATAGGCGCGATGGGCGTCAGCGTCATCGGAAATCTGCTGATCAATGCGCTGATCCCGCCCGTCAAACCGGACACAGAAAAGCGCCAAAGCTATGCGATCACCGGCTGGCGCAACAAATATGATCCTGGTGGCGTGGTGCCATTCGTGCTGGGTACGATGCGCTATGCGCCTCCGTTCGCAGCTACGCCCTACACCGAGATCGTCGGTGACGATCAGTATGTTCGCGCGCTCTTCTGCCTCGGCGAGGGCGAGGTGGCGATCGACGACATGCGCCTGGGCGAGACTTCGCTGGCCGAATATGACGAGGTCGAAACTGAGGTGCGCTATGGCATCGACGCGGAACTTCCGGTCAGCCTCTATCCCCAGACGGTTGTCGAAGAGCAGATTGGCGTCGAGCTGACGCGACCGCTGCAGCGCGATGATGCCGGCGAGGTCATCAAAGACGCGCCGACGATCGAGACGCCCGTGGTGCGCACCACTGGGCCTGATGCGGCGGGAGCGTCTGTCGTCCTCGCATGGCCCGGAGGGCTGATCCGCTATACGTCGGAGGGCAAGAAGCTCTCCCGCAGTGTCACGGTCCGCATCGAACACCGTCTGATCGAGGCTGAGGAATGGCAGGAGGTTATCGAGCTCAGTATCACGGCCAAGAAAGCTGAGGGGTTCTACCGCCAGCACACGTGGGAATTCCCGTCACGCGGGCGTTGGCAGGTGCGGCTGACGATGCTGACCGATGAGACCGACGACAACAAGATTTCGCAGCGCACGACGTGGGCCGCGCTGCAGACCCTGCGCCCGGAATATCCTCTGGCCTATTCGCGGCCGCTGGCGCTGGTGGCGTTGCGCATCAAGGCCACGCACCAGATCAACGGCAGCCTGGACAATTTCAACTGCCTCGTCAGCCGGATCTGCCGCGATTGGGACGCCACGAGCGGCAGTTGGGTGCGGCGTGTCTCTGACAGCCCCGCAGCTGCCTACCGCGAGGTGCTGCAGCACCCGAGCAATCCGAAAGCGGTGGTCGATGGCGGACTGGATCTAGCGCAGTTGCAGGACTGGGCTGTGTGGGGTCGAGATCAGTCGCTGACCTATAATGCAGTACTGGATACCGCAGGCACGACGCTGCGCGATGTGCTGGCAGAAATCGCGGCCGCCGGTCGCGCGACCCCCCGGCATGATGGAATCCGCTGGGGCGTGGTCATCGACCGGCCCCTGATCGACACGCTGATCGTGGATCACATCAACCCGCGCAACAGCTGGGGGTTCAAATGGTCTCGCGCCTATATCGACCCGCCGCACGCGTTCACCGTTAAATTCCAGGACGCCGGGAATGATTACCAGGAGACCGAGCGCGTTGTGCCGTGGCCCGGATACGACGGCGAAATCACCCTGACTGAGCAACTGAGCCTTCCCGGCAAGGTACATGCGGATGAGGTATGGCGGGAGGCGCGGCGCCGCCAGTTGGAGACGATCCACCGCCCAGACACCTATGAGGTCACCCAGGACGGCGCGGTGCGCACAGCGACTCGTGGCGATGCCATTGCGCTGAGCCATGATGTCCTCAGTCGGGTGCAGACAGCCGCGCGTGTCAAATCCATTCTCAACTGGTTGGTGGAGATCGACGACGACGTCGAAATGGCCACAGGCGAGGCTTATGCTGTCAGGTTCCGGGTGTTCGAAGAGACGGAACCAGGAGAGGATCCAGACACGGTCGGAGTGTCGATCGTGCGCACCGTCAGGACGGTTCCAGGACGGACCCGGATTTTGACGCTGACCGGTATTGGGCCAATGCCGCTGGTGGGAGATGTGGTGCATTTCGGCCCGGCAGCGGTCGAAAGCTACGCCCAAATCGTGACCAAGATCGAGGCTACGCAGGATATGTGTGCGATCATCCGCACCGTGGATGCGGCCCCGCAGATCGACGAGGTGTTGGCCGCAACCGAGATCCCCGCCTGGTCCAGCCGTGTAGGCGCAGAGATCGACGCCAATCTGCTGCAGCCGAGCGCGCCGCGGTTTACTGGCCTGACCTCCGGCATTGACGGCACCGGCGTGGCTAACAGGATCCAGTATGCCCTGGAGCCCGGATCCGGGGCTGTGGTCACAGCGGCCTATCAGCTTGAGCACCGACTGAGCGGCGTGCCGACCTGGAGCGTCGAGACCCTGCCAGCAGCCAGCGGTGGCGGGTATATTGATGCCTACGCTACAGGGCAGATTGTCGAGCTGCGCGCTGCAGGCGTGAGCGCGACAGGCGTGACTGGGCCCTACTCGGCCACGGTATCGATCACCGTGGGATCTGGTGACGCTGATCTGCCATCGGCGCTGGATGACGACTCGATCATGATCACGACGCTCCTCGGCGGCGCACTGATCCAGTTTGCAACTGGCGCCGACATGGCCACGACGCAGATTCAGGTGTATCGCTCCACCTCGGCCATGCTGGACCGCGAAACGGATGCGGTTGGAGGGTTGCTCGCTGTCGCACCGCAGCAAAGCTATTCCACGGCCCTGGGCGACACCACCCGCGATAATCTGATCGGCGGCGGCGCCATGAACAACGCCGGGGATTGGACCTCTGGCCCAGGATGGTCGATATCTGGCGGTGTTGCTGTGCATACACCTGGCACGGCGGATGCACTGTCGCAATCTCTCGCTGCGACGTCTGGCAAATACTACCGCATCGGATACCAGATCGGCGCCCGCACGGCCGGGACGATCACCGCTTATCTGAGCGGTGGGTCCGATCGTCCCGGGTCTCCGGCAGCGGCCGACGGCCTGATCCGGGATCGTATCCAGGCCGTGACGGGCAACGACACGATCGAGTGGCGCGCGGATACGGATTTTGACGGCACGATCGACGATGTCGTCGCCTACCTCGAAACCTCTGCCTGTCTGAGCGCAGGCACCCATTACGTCTGGCTGGAACCGCAGAACGCCGATGGCGCACCTGGCCCGGTCAGCGGCCCATTTTCTATGGAGATCATCTGATGACAACCTTGGGCAGCGCAACGACAGAGATTGGCGCCGTTTATTTGGCAGACGAGGTGATCGTCAACCGGCTCGGGTCTACCGGGCGACAGTCAGTTGATATGTTTGCTCAACAGATCTGGGCGCGGATCGGCGGACCGGCATACGAGACCTTGACCGAGCTCGCAGCAGATCTGCTCTGGGATGCTGGTGCGCTCGGCACTGTATGGGGGGATACCGAGGAGAACGGCATTTATCGCAAGGACGGCGCGACCGGCGCTGGAGATTGGGTGTGGATCGGGGATTTGCCTGTCGGCGCCGTATCTGCGGCGAGGATCTCTGAGGCTGTCGAGGCGGAGGCGAGTGATCGACGTGCCGGAGATCTCGCGCTCATCGCTGCGCTATCCGCTGCCGGTTTGGTATTTGCAGACCTCGCAAGCGGCATGGACGCCACTGCCGATGGCGGGACATTTGTCGTGGCAGAAACCGATGGCGATGGCGTTTCTATTTATCAGCGTGTTGGTGGGGTCGCTGTCTTTTTGACTAAGATCCGGCCCGATGCCGAGCTGGCCAAGGCATGGGCGACCGGCACGGAGCCTGGCGGGGTCGGCACCAAATCGGCTCGCGAATACGCAGCTGACGCGCTGCAGGTTGCTGCCGATGTTGCTACGGTGCCGAGTGTGACTGCGCTTGGGGCAATCGATTCCGCTGATCCGAGCGGGCGAGCGGTTTACGCTCCAGCCCTGGTCACGTCGATGCAAAGCTATCTGCGCAACGGAGTCACGTTACGCGCGCTGCTGGGAGGGCTCTACAACCCAGCCAACGACGGCGCGGGGACGTTGAGCGGATTCATTTCCGAACTTGCGCCTGCTGGCATTACCATTACCGATCCGGATCGACTGACGGTGCTGTGTGAGGAACCGGTCCGTATTGAGAGCGGGATGCGGCTCAATCTCTCCGGGACCTACTTCAGCAAAGGATTTTCGGCCACATCCGCCGCCGCATCTGGGCTGTTTTCCAGGGCGATATGGGGCACGGCTACTGACGACTTCGACCTTCGTGGTTTCACGGTCGGTCCGGCATCTCCGACTCAGACCGGCAAACTGTTTGCGCTGCTGGGAGATCGCTGGCGCGTCTCTGACGTCCACATTGACGGCTACTATGGCGGCCAGGCTTTCGTATTCGGCGGCAACGAGTTTTCGATGAGCAACATCACCGGTGGAACGGACAGCACCACGTTTGGGACCGGTTTCATGCGCTGCCTGGGCGGACGAAACGGATTGATCCAGAATGTGCGGAATGCCCGCGCTGGTGACGATCTTTTCCAATTCGTGCCGATTGGCGCAGCCGCGGACCCGTATTACGGGGCCGACATCGATAACATCTGGTACATCGGATGCACAGGGGTATCGCACTCTGCGCGCGTCATGATCGCTGCGCTGGAAAGCGACGAATCCGGAACCGTAACCAGCACGATCAAAAACAGTGGATGGATCGCGTGTGGCGGGAAAAGCGGAAATCGGGCGTTGTGCATCCTGAACACTGACGGTGATCAGGGAGCGCGCCAGATCGACAACATTTCTGCCATCGGGTGCCATGTCGATGGGTCAGACGACGACGGCGCGGCAACCTATCTGGCAGAGATTTCAGCCAATGCCGCGGGTGGCGTTGGCCGCGTGAATATCGACAAGACGCGGATTGAAAAGAACGTCAAGGCGACCGGGTTCTATGTAGGCTTCTCTGGGCACGATGGTGGTGTTCTATCCCTGCGCGACAGCATTGTAGAAGGCGAAAGCTCCGCGATATCGACCGGCACGTCCGGAAACGGCGAGATCGTAATCGACGGTGGTCGCCTGTCCGTTGTTGACCAGGGCGGCGGGCATGGCGCTGGCATGGTGGTGGCTGACAATGGTGCTGCGCGCATCACGGCTGCAAATGTCGAAATCACTGGGATTGCGAGCACAAAGGCGGCGTTCCGGGCAAATCATTCTTCTGCACGTCACTACCTGCGTGGTGTTACAGCAAAGAAAGCGAGCGGGGCCGTCAGTACTCGCATGTCGAGCAACATCGCAGGCTCACTGGTGTATGTTGAGGATCCGAGAGGCGATTATGACGAATTGGATACTGGCGGTTATGTGCGTCTCAACCCGATGCCTGGGTCTGGTAATGTGGTCCTGCGATTCAGCACCGCGCAGACCCTGAGCGCCGCATATATCGGAAAAACCAACAACATGCAGTCCGGGTCAGCGATCACGCTGACGGTTCCAACTAATGCGGTTGACCCGTTGCCTATCGGTGTGGTGATCCCGTTTGTCGTGCTGGGTACGGGCAGTGTAACACTGGCCGGATCAGTGACGTTCAAGGGCGCAACGTCGTTCGCCAGCAATAGCTGGTTTACACTCGAAAAAGTCAGCACGGACACATGGATGGTTAGGTCATGACGATAGACGCTGCAATCTGGGCTCTGCCTTCGTGGTGCAGGCCGGCGCCCGAAACGCCGGTTGTGGTGTGGTTCGGCCGGTCGGATTCTTCTGAACTTTAAAATATTTCTGTCCAGAAGGTAGTGCGAAAAAATCCAGAAGCTGGCGCGCCGCAACAAAGATGCACTGCGTCAACTTGCTGGGGCAGCACCTGTCCGCGCGGCACTTCGACCGTCAGGTCGCAGAGTGCCAAGTGCTTGCAGCCATCTTGAACACCTGTACCGCGCTCGGAATATCCGGAAATGGACGACTTTCTACAACCACCAACGCCCTCACTCAGCCCTGAGCGGGAAGCCACCAGTGCTGGCCAATTGGCAGGGAAATGACATCAACCGACCCGAGCAGCAGGAGCAACGAGTACCAAAATTTCGCCAGATCCTGTCCAACGGATGGGGAGTAACTCACCCTAGGTAATACCCAAGGGATTGTCGCTTCGGCTAAGTCTTTGGAAAAGTGGTGCCCAGAGCCGGAATCGAACCAGCGACACGCGGATTTTCAATCCCATTAATGCCCTTCCCGAGACTTGACAAGCCGAGTCACGAAACACCACATTGATTCAGGAATTCATAAATTATTTCCAATACTTAATGGAATAATAGATATCCACAAAAATCCTCTCTTGGCTCAGCGTCGCGCATTGAAAATCGCCCTAGATCGGTCATTCTGTAACCCCGGTGTAACCCCGAAAGTTCCTATCGAATGCCTAAACCAGCCCGAGCCGTCCCGCTAACCGACAAGTTCATCGCAAGCATCACCTCCGAGCAGCGCGTTGAATATAGCGACACGCGTCAGGTTGGTCTTCGCGTGCGCTTTGGAGCGACTGGGCGCGTCACCTTTGCCTTTCGTGGCCGCCACGCAGGCGGGACGATCAAAACCATTTCGATCGGCACATATCCCGAAACATCGTTGAAATCGGCACGCGAAGAAGCATCAAAGATCCGCGCCGCCTTCCAGCGTGGCGAGCCGCCGGAGCTGGTGACGAATGCCCTGCGCGCAAAGCATCGGCGCAAGGACATCACGCTTGACGAGGTCGTCGAGGAATATGCCGCGCGCACCGCGCCTCTGCGCAAAATTTGGCAGCCGTCGCCGAAGGGTCGCAGCGATGCCCGTCGCCGGATCGACAATGTCTTTGGCAAGCTGCTTTGCAAACCGGTAACCGAGTTGCGGCTCGAGGACTATGTGGAAGCGATGCGCACCCACGTGCCGCGCCAGTCGCACACCAAAGACAAGGCCAGCGGTCAGGTCTCGCGGGCTCGAGCCTATCTGTCGCCGGTGCTGGACTGGGCCTCGGGGCGCAAACAGTTCCACAAGATCGGCGCGGGTCGGACAGAGCGGCTCGACCTGCCGGACCTGCACGACACTCATGACCCGGCAGCGGACGATCCGACAATCACCAAGGTCAGAACCGTTCTGCTCGATGAGCGGGAGCTGAGCGCGGTTCTGCCCCTCCTCGTCTTTCCTGCGCCCGACTGCCTGCGAATGAGCACGCCTACGCAACTGGATTTGCGCCCGATCGCCATGCGCTTTCTTCTGCTGACCGCAGCGCGGTTGGACGAGATGGTGCAGATGCGCTGGCGCGATGTCTCCTTCGTCTCCGACATTTGGCACAAGCCGCAGATCAAGACGACGCGCGGAGCAGCACGCGGACAATCCCTGCCGCTCTCGCGGGCCGCAATCGAGTTGCTGAAAAGTCTGCCCGGATACGGGCGTGCGACGCCAGACGATCTGGTTTTTCCGAATTCGCGCGGGGGAACCTTGGGAAACTGGCAGCGCATCAATGCCGCGATCGCTCGTGAAAGCGGAACTTCAGGTTGGCACCGGCACGACCTGCGCCGTTCTGCCGCCACGCTGATGGAAGTGCTGGAGGTGGCCCCTTCGACGATCGAGGCCATTCTAGGCCATCGGCGGCCAGAAATGTCCGAGAACGTTTCCGCCAGCTATCGCCATTATGCTCAGGCCGGCGCCCGGATCCTGAAAAACAGGCCGAATGTGCAGAAGGTTGCGCTTGATACTCTGGCCGATGAGCTTGCCAGGCTGGAAGCGATGACGCCCCAAGACTTCGAATGA